TTGGGAATACATCCCATGTTAATTGAATCATTGGATATAGAGATGCGTAGTCAATCTTAATTAGTTTCTCACTATAACCTTTTTTATATGTTCTAGCAAGTCCACCGCCAAAGTGTTCGTTCACATCGGGAATTGGAATAGCTAAATCATTTTCGTAACTCCATGCAGTAAGTAGTAAATTCCATATTGCAGCAGTACCCATAGTACAGATTCTCTGATACGTTGTAGGAACTGTCTTAGCTAACATGAAAGACGATTGATTATATAGTTCATCGACTTGTTCAGTTTCCCACAAGTCATCAAGTAAATATTGGTCTACGAGCTTCGAACCACCAATAAATTTAGTCATTTTCTTTTCAATGGCATTTTCCCTAAACCAAATAGGAAAATTAGGACAAGCATCAAGGTATTTTTTTCTAAACCCCAGATGTTGTTCAGGAGTAAGTTTATGTTTATTGGCTTGAAGCGTGTAAAGATTTACTCCGACAGCTTGATATTCTTCAGGTAATTGAATATATTCATTTTTATCATTAATAACGAAAATTTTATTCTCGTTATAATATTTACCAATATCACCATCATCACCCTTAATATATGTTCTATTATCTCTTGCAAATTTCTCGAATTTCGCAATGTATTTCAAGTTAGTTGCTTTAATATCCGAGTTTACAGCAGCAGTTTTCTTCGCAGCATGTAAGGTGTCAATGATTGAGTAACCCCACATTTGAGTTGCAGTATATTTATCACTAGTATTACCATATTTCACACTGGTGTTGCCTCTTCTTTTAAGTAAGAAGTTCTCTTTAAGTCCATTAGGAACTTGCGATAAGTCCATTTTAAGTATTTTTGCTCTACCCAAAATAAATTCGAAGTCAAACATCTCGGAATTATGACCGAGAATCACGGCAGGTCTTATAAAATCAATAGTATTGAATAAGTCCTGAATTAATCGGATTTCAGATTCATCGTCTTCGAGTTTCTCCGCTCTTAATATTGTTTCAAAACCTCTATTATCTCTAACACCAATAGCAAACACTCTACAAATTTGATATCTAAGACCCGTGGTTTCGATGTCAAATGTCAGGCGGTGAACTTCTTTATATTGTTCAAAACCTTTAAAGAGTCTTGATTGGGTTGAAATAAAGAATTGTTCTGTTGGTCTGGGAGCATGGAATAAATCTCTATTCTTATAAAATATCTTACCTTTAACATCTCTAACAAGCTGACCTTGTTCATCAAAAGTCTTTTCAAATGGGTCTAGTCCACCATCACGGAAATAATTGGTAATATCATTCTGACACCTATGACTAGTTACCTTATAACAATACCCATCAACTAATCGTTTTTGATTACCTGTTTTAAGTTTAGTTATCTCAATACCATATTTGATTCGTTTGCTTTCAATATATGATTGGTCTCGACCTGCATATAATGTTATGCCGAGCTTGCCTATGTCTTTCATATATGTGAAAGGCACATATCTTATGTTTTCAATTCTAGGTTTTTGGTTAGGTTCGTGAATCACACATTCTGCAACACATGTTCTGGGGTCGGTTTCTACGTTAACTAAATATTTAATATCATTATTGTAGCCTTCGAGAAAACCTTTAATTTCTCCAAGAACCTCGTGCTTATTCATTTCCTTACTCATTTACTGTCGCATTTAACATTGGTTTATAATCTTCCTTATTCACATCTAATATATCACCGTAATTAAACTCAATGTTTAACTGATATGGTTCAAATTTTGGTTCAGCTATACACATCGATTCCATACAATCTTCCCCTTCTGGGTTAATGATTTTATAACCCTCATTTTGTAGGTCATTTATTTGTTTCTGCAACAAATTTCTAGTATAACTGTCAGGGTATTCACCCAATCCATAATAGTTATCATTAATTATAGTTCTACATGGAGCACATTTACAGCATGCCTCATATTCAATAAAATCATCAGACTCAAGACCAATAATTTTGGCATACTCACAACTGAAAATCAATTTCAAATATTGTTCTGGTAGTTCTTGTGCCATCATATATTTTTTCATTTTCATTAACGGAAACTTCAATGGAACTAAATTATCTTGGATTGATTTATATGATTTATATATTCTTTTTATATCCTTAAGATACGAAATGGCATCATCGTTTTCCACATATCCGATTTGGATTTCATCAAGACCCATGCTTTGACAAAACATCATACCCATTACCCAAACAGGTACTTGTTTAAAATGTAAACTATTTTCATCGGCAGTGAGTCCAGCAGTTAACACGTATTCAATATCATAGATTTTTATTTCAAATTCCTCTCTGAATTTCTCTAATAGCAATCCGATTCTATTTTTTTCCAGAATTGTTTTCGTGACATTGTTACTAATTTCAATATATATTGGCACAACTTCATTACCATCTTTCAAATTTTTCCAAACCAAATATGTCGAATCGAGACCACTGGAAAATAAAACACCAATTTTCTTACTCATTTTTCTTTAATTCTTTAAATGTTAAACGTTTTGTTTTTTCATTGAACTTATACAACCTGTTTCCAATTTTAAATTTATTGCCTACAATAACCTCTTCAGGATTTAATGGGAATATTCCTGATAACCAAAGAGCAGTTAATGAGTTTTTCCCTATAATTTTGAAACAAATATCATTCTTTTTTATTTCATAATCAAGATATTTCTCATATTTCTTATTATTTTTAGAATATTTAAGTATTGTTGTTAATCCAATATAGATGTCGGTTTCCAATTCATCATCACTAATGTCAATATCATTTTGTATCGAATCAAATAGAAAATCTTGAAAAGGATTAATCCCCCACTCGTAATTACTTGCCATGTTTCTCCTTTATTTTATTAATTGAATCGATAATAATGTCTGTTTGGTTCTCAACATCATCTAAAAATTCTTTTTCGTTTATTCTAATAAAAATACATCCAAAATTTTCAATCAGAAATGTTTCTCTTTTCAAATCTTTTTTAAGGGATTTCTTTAATTTGTGAAATGTTTCGTCCCATTCAATACATATATTATATTCTTCAATATAACCATCCACCCAATATCTTACAAATTTTTTTTCACCACCATTTAACGCATGCTGAATATGTAAACCCAATTTCTCTGAAAACATGTCTAAATATATTATTGAGTTTGCATTATATTTGGGTGTGTATTTCAAGTAAATTTCCCCATATTTCTCAATCATAGTATTACGAATTTTATTAATGATTTCTTTTGATTGAAAAACACATTCCACCCCGTATCTTTTTTTATTCGTTTCCCTAACTTTATTTAGTATTAACCCATTTTGAAGTGGGTGTTCAACCCCATAACGTTCTAAATTACTTTTCATTATGTTTGCTTTAACTTCTTCAGACTGAAAAGTATATTCGACACCATAACGTTTTAAAACGGTTTTCTTTTTCCTATCTTTAACATTTTCGTTTTGGGATGAATATTCCTTCCCATATTTTTTTAAATTAGTTTTCTTCCCTTTATTTCTAACACTTTCATTTTGAAGAGAATACTCCACCCCATATCTTTCTAAATTAGTTTTTCTTATTTTTGATTTAACCTCTTCAGATTGAAAACCATGTTCAATACCATAATGTTCTAAAAAGGTTTCTTTTTTCTTATTTTTTACGGTTTCGTTTTGTGATGGATTTTCGACTCCATATTTTTTTAAATTTGTTTTAATGTTTTTATTTTGTCCACATTTAGATGAGCAAGCATAATAGTTTCCATTATTAAAACTTGTGAGATAGATAAAATACATTATTTTTTTCTCTTTATAGCATATATCACATCTAACATTAACATACTCTGAACTTCCATGTGTTAAATCATCAACCTTAACAATAAAACTATTATTCATTTTAGTAAATTCATATCCCTTTAAGATATAGTGTTTCTTATTTTTTGAATTCCACTTTGTTTCAACAAACTCGTCTATTATCATTTCCAATAATCATCTATCTTTAAACATTATTTTTTAATATTCAACTTACCTTCAATATCCTTTTTCATGAAAAATCTTAACCTCTTTGACAACGATAAACCATTATCATCACAATAGTTTTTATACTCATCATTTAATTTTTCGGATATTCTAATTGTAAGGCTATCTGTTAATATTTTTTCCCTTTTCATGTCATTACTTTGTTTTCATTTATAAATACTTTTTTTTAGTAAAAATTCAATTATTTTCATGTTTATTTTTAATTTCATTAATTACGTCATTAAACACAGATTCATTAACGTTCGAATCATGTTCCTCATTATCAATAACTTTTGAGATTTCAGCTTGTTTTGATTCAATCATGCGATACACATACTCATCAATAGTATTTCTAAAAACAATTGAATATATTATAACATTATGTTTTTGTCCAATTCTATATATTCTCGCTGCCGATTGATTGTATTCTCCAAGCGAATATGGAATTGTTAATAAAAACATTTTATGTGCTTGCGTTAATGTTAATCCAAAATTTCCCGAAGAAAATGTTGTTAAAAATAATTTAATCTCACTGTTTTCATCTTGAAATTTTTTTATTGCATCGTTTCTTGCCTCAATTTTCTCGTCCCCTGTATGTAATACTGATATATTGGGATACTTGTTGTGAATTTTTTTTAATGAGTCTTTAAAAACATCAAAAATGACTAATTTTTCCCCACCCTCAAGTACATTATCAATTAAATCATAAAGATACTTTATTTTATTTTCTGAAGTATATTGGCGTAATCTCAACATTATTGTTAGCGGATTACTTATCTCTTCTTTAGTGAATTCGTTATATGCTCCTAATTCTATCTCATCATAAATGTTTTGTTCACCATCATTAAGTTCTAATATTATTTTTTGGTATGATTTATCTGGCAAGTCTTTAACAACATCTTCAATTTTTTTCCTATACACGAAAGGTGATATTTTATGAAATAATTCTTCGAACTTAGTTTTAGCTTCATCAACACTCCAACCATAACCAGTCTCAAAATTATATGACATTCCACAATAATATTCATAAAAATATTTTTTTGTTGTAAAATCTAAGGGACTGATTTCATGTAAGACACTATATAAATTTTTGGCTCTATTTAATGCTGGAGTTCCTGAAAGATAAGCAGAAAATCTATTATTATTCCTAAAAATCTTCTCATTAAAAATTCTTCTGTAGTTTTTATATACATTGGTTTTGATGTTCTGGATTTTCTGACACTCATCTAAAATCACTGCATCAATAACCTCAACACCTAATTTTTTCCATTTATTAAGAGCATACTTCTTATCGGATGAATTAAAAAAATCATAATTAACTATAATATACTTGGCATTGGAAATGTCGCAATCATTATGTTTCCAATTTACAATATAAGAGGAACTGTTAGTGAATTTACGAATTTCATCGTGATAATTGAATTTTAACGAAGCAGGTGTTATTACCACCACTTTTTCAAACCCATTCATCTCGCAAGCAAGTATTGCAGCCAAAGACTTACCTGTCCCCATATCGAGTGCCAATAACGTGTTTTTGACAGTTGTCATGAATAGCGATGCCACGATTTGATGTGGGTAAAGTTTAATGCCTCCTTTTAAAAAAGAGTGTACCTTTTCACTGTGTTTCTCATAACTTTCTTC